GGTTATTCAAACTCTACATATGGACATATATTTACAGTTATAGGTTTAACCTATATCTATATTCCATTTATGATTTTGCCTATCTATAACGTACTAGAAGATATGCCTAAAAACATTATCTTAGCTAGTCAAGACTTAGGTCAAGATATTGTTAAAACATTCTTTAAGATTGTTTTACCATATTCTAAAACTGCTTTCTATGCAGGTTTAACAATGGTATTCTTACCAGCCGTTACAACTGTAGCAGTTCCACAATTCTTGAACAATGCAACTAATAACTCAACAATTGGTGACATCATTGTTCAAGAAGGTGAAGAAGGATTAATTAGTGATATTGCTCTTGCTAGAGCAAGTTCATTATCTTTGGTTGTTTCAATCATTGTGTTAGTTCTTTACTTATTATTAGCATTTGGACCTAAAGCCATAAATGCTATTAGAAGGAGGGGTAAATAATGAGAAGTATTAGAGACATGCTTTCAGAAAATGGCAGACTAAGTTCCAGGGGGCATTCTGCTCACCATAAATGGCACTTTGTCGCGAACCCTGATTGCTGTGACAAATGTCGAAAGATGAATGGACAGATTGCTTATGGTCCAAAACCGGTTTGGTATGGTCACGCCCAAGATCACGAAGGCCGTTATAACTGTAGATGTCGTTGGGTGAGGGACTACTAATATGGATGAAGAATACATTGACTACGAAGAACTCGGCGAGCAGATGGCCGATGATTACAGAAGCAAACTAGATCTCAACAAGGAACTGGGAAAAGTGATTTACAACATCGGTTCACTTATCCCTGGTTACCGCTCTTTGTACGGTCTGATGAATACGCCTGGCTATGGTTTCTACGATGGTCTTTTGGACTTGCAAGATGACGTCGTGCCTGGAGCAATCCAGTATAGAAACTGGTACGAAAACGGAGAAATCCCCGACGCACAAGATGTTGGCCTTGCCATGTTCGCAGCGGTCCCTGTTCCAGGGGCAAAAAGGGCTGCCAAGATTGCAAATGCTAGAGTAGCTGATAGAGTTGCTCATGGCAAAATAGCGAAGCCACACACACCTCAAAAATTCAATGAGGAAAAGTTTTCACGCAATGCTGCCTACCCTCGAATAAAAGACGTTGTAGAGTTTAGAATGGGTCAGTTTGAACCTCATACATACGAAACAGTACCCTTAGACCAGTTAGGTGCAGAAGACGCTCTAGACGCAGCTCTGCTTCGCCATGACGCTTCAAACTATAGCGATGTTTTGAAATGGCTTAGAAACGATATTTACCAGATTTTCAAGGATCGTCCCTGGGGCTTGAAATATCACCACCCAGAATTTGGAGACCCTAGAAAACAGTGGTTGCTGAAAGATGATGATGGCGTATGGCATGACATTGTAGACGAAGATTTTAGAGCAAGAGTTTTTGACGTTATGGAACAGGCAAGCCCTGGCTATAAGAAGGCAGCGGCTAGACAGGGTGTCAGACAAATGCTTTCAAATACACCGACTGTAATTTCGACACCACCTACGGCTCCAAAAGAAGGTCAAAGGGTTATCAAGGCTACATTCGACCCTAACAAACGAAAGAAGTAGCAAAGCACTCGGTCATAAATAATACGTGGCAGGCGTTGTAGAATTTTGGCTTGCTCGGGGAGATTTATGATCGAGAACATTGACGAACTTTTAGAAGATTACAAGAAGTTCCAAAAACGGTCTCACGATTTCTACTCGGATTTTTTCGATAGGATCAAAGAAGACCGTCATTTTTTATTTGGTTCACACTTCGACGACAACGACGACAAACGATTTGGCAAGACACGAATGAAAGGCCAGATCGACATAATTTCAAATACAATTCGTTCCATAGTAAACCAGTATTCAGCAAGCCCGTATTCTTGGCTAACTAACGAAGAACAGGTCAACGATCTTGCTAGTAGATTTTTATCAGAATCAAACGTCAGGTCAAACATTGCTCAGGGTTTAAAGAACGGCGTCAGCTTTGGTCTTGGCTACATTATTTTGTCTACGGAAGTCGATAAAAACGAGAATGTGGTCCCGGTTCTCTATTCTATCCCGAAAGTCACCAACGTGTATTTTGACCCGGACTCCATCGAAACGGATGGCTCAGACGCATGCAAGTGCATTATAGTTGACATCAAGTCCAAAGACTGGGTAAGAAACACCTACGGCGAAGAGTTTGTCACCGGTAAAGATGAAAAACCCTTGTTTGATATTGACGAGAGCTACGGCGACGATGAAATGCCCTTGATTACTTACTATGTCAAGAACAAGAACGTGGTGACGATTTACAAGCTATTGAACAACGGCCTTGTAGAAGAACCTGCAGAACTGACTCTTGATCGTTTGCCCGTGATACCTATCTATGGCGAAGAAATTTTTGTTGAAGACAAGATTTCTTACCAGGGAATTGTCAGACAAGCCAAGCCGATCCAGAAACTAATCGACTACACATATTCACAGCTCTGCGAAAGATTGGCAAAGAGTCCTAAAAACGCATGGATCGGCACAAAAGAAGCTTTGGAAGGCTACGAGGACTACTACAAAAATTTTGACAAGTCTGTGAACCCTTTGCTCATTTACAACAAGTACGACGATAAACAGCAGGCAAACGAAGCACCAAGCCGTCAAGATATGACTATCCAATATGCAGACCTTACAACGGTCTTGCAGAATTCCCTTGGCCTCATGCAAAGTATAACTGGCGTACAGTCTATTGGAATTCCAGACCAGAAAACCGAAATCACAGCGACGGAAGCACTTCTAAATGTCAAGTCTTTTGCCAACAATATCCGCAATTTCTACGACAATCTAAAAGAAAGTTTCAAGTCAGCCGGCAATGTTTTTATGCAGCTCATGGGCTTCAATATCGAAGTCAAAGTAGAGCAGGGTCCAGAAGATCAAATGCAGCGACAGACTGCAAGAGCCGAGCTTATGCAGCTTACGCAATTAGTTCCCGAAGACAAGAGAATGAACCTTGTCGGGGCGATCACTTCAACTATGGACGACAACCAGTTTATACGCAAATTCAACATGGCTGTATTTGACGGCGCAAGCCCGGAAATCTTGCAAATGCAGCAGCAAATGCAAGCAATGCAACAACAGTTCCAACAGCAAATGCAACAACAGGTGGACGCGAACAACGAACTACAGAAGCAGCTACAGCAAACCCAATGTGAGCTGCTTGCAAATCGTGAGTCAAACGAAGTTGCCCTACGCACAAAAGAAATGGAACTCAGAACAGATATGGCGAAATTCCAGATGGAACTTCAATACAAGTACGGCAAGGCCCAGGCAGATACACAGACAAAGCTTGCGACTGAACAGATGAAACAGAATGCAGAAACGACAAGACAACAGCTTCAGTCTGACAGTGAGATGAAACAGAAAATCATGGACATTCAATTTGGGGGTAGTATCTAATGTTAGCGATTTTAAATTCCAATCCTATTTTGTCTAAAGAAGGCAAACCTGTTTATGGCCGTTTCTTCGTATACCAGAAGGACACAAACCAACCGGCTACTATTTACACGTACGACACGAATAAAAGCCTTGTGGAAGCCCAGAACCCAGTCTATACAAACAACTATGGTTTCCCTGAGATGGAAATCGTTTTAGATGATCAGATCTATTCCATAGTTGTCGAAGAATACCTGGGCAAATATGATGATCCAAAAGCTGATGATAGAGAGACCATGTGGAACACTTGCAATTCCTACTATGAAGGCGTTGTAGACACCAGGGAAACAGACTCTGGAACAGCCTACACCGTTTCAGATCTTGCAAATGCTGACATATCCCAGGGAACAGTCGAAGTATTTGGCTATTGGAACAGCTATGACTGTGGACGAAGAAACTATGTGTGGGACGACAGCAGCTCAGATCCTCCGGATGGTGGCTGCGTTATCCGTAGCAATCACAGTACAACTGGCCGATGGCTTCTAGTAAACTCGCTGCCATATATTCCGTCTGAATACTACGGCGTTTATGAGGGGCACCTTGAAAACCTGGCTGCACTTTTCAATGCTCCTAAAAATTATGG